ATGGAAGCACGGGACTTGATTTGCTGTACGAGTGCGCCTTCTCCGCGCTGGATCAGGGATTCGTACTGTTGGTTTTTGGCAGCAAGTTGCTGGGCAAAGCGAACGGCTTCTTCACGCATCTTCTCAGCGGCTTCCCGCTGACGCATGGCTTCATGCTGTTCGTACTTTAACTTATTGATTCTCTTGCGAACTTTCTCACTGTAGTCAGAAAGTTCTTCATCGTTTTCTTCTTCCTTCGCTTCCTGTTTGACAGGCTTCTTGGGAAGGTCATCGACGATTTCTAGCTCTACTTCCTCTTCGGGAGCAGATTGGGCTTCCTTCTCAGGAATTTGCAACGGGGCAGTGACCCCGAAGAATTTGTCCTCACGGGACATTTCTGAAGCTTCTACGCTCATACCTTCGCCACTCCTCGCGGGTCTTCAACGACAGCTTCGACTGAGTCATCGTTGATTAAACGGAATTCTTTCCCATGGACCTTGAAGCGGGTTCCCGAATAGGAACGCATCATGATCCAGTCCCCTTCTTTGCAGTAAGGGCCAGTAGGGAAACGATCAGTGGACTTGTAAGCATCCGGTCCCATCGCGATGACGAAACCAACGATGCTCCCAATCTCTTCAGCTTCAAGTGTTTGAGAAGCCTTAATGATTCCACCTTCCGTCTTCTCCTCAGGATTTGGGAGAGCAATGAGTAGCTTGTAACCCGTAGGTTTAGGCAATTGACTGGCGGTTTTCTCTTCCGACATTGTTTCCTCGCACCGGATTTAAACGCATGTCCGGAGTCATGACGCACTGCACAACGCAGCGAATTAACTAATTGCGTTTAATCATTATCTAAATTCTTACATAAATCAAGTAGTTCCCGCTCCGCGATAGCCAAACCGTGGATGATCCCACAGCAGCGTTTGTAGTCTGCAAAGTCGGTACAGGCTCCACCAGCAACGTGGTCAGCCATTTCGTTCATCTGTTGACGAAGAGATTTACGAAGTGCCTCGTCCAGATTCGTTGTCGCGTTCTGCATTCAATAGATCCTTTGCGATTTGAACACCCAGCTTGGCCCCTTCGACTTTGTCTTTCGACGCAATCTTCTTGGACTCCAGTTCCTGTCGCGTATTGGTTTCCGCGATCTGGACGCCCAACTTGGCTCCTTCGATACGCTCCTGACTCTTCTGGCGATCCTTCTCTGCCGCCAACCGGAGTTTGGTTTTCTCCATGTCGGCTTCGACCTTCGCCATGTCGGACTGAGCGCGTTGCTGGATTTCTTGTGCGCGAAGCTGGAGCTTCTGCATTTCCATCTGAAGAACAGGGTCTTGGGCTTCTTGCATTTGTTTCTGCATTTGAGCCTCGGCCTGTGCGCGTCCCAATACTTGTTCGGCAGCCGGAGCCACCAATTGGGCAATGCGGTATTCGATATCTTCTGGGAGCGGTTCGTCTGGGGGAGGCAGTTTGACTCCCAATTGCTTTTCAATTTGTTGCCGATAGGCAAACGCCAAGTGTTCCGCGACATGCGCCTGCATAGTTCCCTGCAACATCTGTGCTGCATCGGGTGCTTGCTGGAGCATTCCCTGTAAACGGGGATCTTGACCAAAGGACATATGAACAGCGATATGGGCCTGATGGTCTTGATAAATAAAGGCTTTTGCCGGTTTACCGTTCAACATGTTCATGTTCTCGGTGACCGGATCAGTCGGCGGTAATTCCTCTTCAGGCGGGATGACTTCATCAGCATCCGCAATACCTAAGGCATCCAACATCTGACGATGCAGGACTGGCATGTCATACAACTGCGGGGCTGATTGCGATAACTGCAATGCCGCTTGATATTTCATGATCCGCTGGGCCATGGTTCCCGCATTGGGATCTGAAACCGGAATGATATCGATGCGATCATCGAAATCTTCTTTGGTCAGTTCTTTGCCGGGAATGTCATACGGATATTCTTCTGGACCATAGTCATAGACCAGTTGGGCTAGAAGCTTGAGTTCTTTCTTCATGGCAGCGTGTAAACGCGCTTGCACAGCAGAAAGCACTTTCATCGACCGCTCTAGAATCGCAAGCGTGGTACCGACCGGCGCTTCGGCGTTCATGTCGGCCACCTTCATGTCTGCCTGTGAAGCAAACCGGCGACCTTCGTCGATGATGTTATTGAGCAACTGATACAAGGTTCCCGAAGGTTCCTTGTAAGGAAGGAAGGTGATGTTGTCGCGGAGGGTTCCCGAAGGAATATCTACGTCGCGGAATTCACCCGGCATGATGGGAGTGTCATCTCCCTTGATGCGAAGACCTCGGGTCTTCAATCCACCGGGAAGATTGGAGAGGGTTCCCGCATCGACCAATTGGCGAAGGATGCTGGTTGCAGACTTGGCCAGTCCTCCCACCATATGAACCAATCCAAACCCGTAGAAACCGAGTCCGGGGATATAGGTGTAATGCACGAAATGTTGACGGCGCTTTTTGAGCGGATCGTCCTCGTACCAATTGCGGCGTATGGCAAGGATTTGGCGCGAAGAGCGATCAACCGTGATGACGTAAGGAAGTGCAATACCCGTGGGAACACCATCCTTCGTGTCCTCAAAGCCGGGGATGTCATAATCCACCACTATCTCAAGGAGGGTGTGACGACTATCCAGTTCGTAATTAGCTTTGGATTCGCCATTTAAACGGTCGTACTTCTTCTGAATATCGGTAGTGTCTGGTGCAGGAGGCGGTAGTTCTACATCTAAATAGAATCCAGAAACCTGTAACTTCCTGATTTCATTCGAAGTTTTCTTCATGACATGGGTGGCCCGTTCACAGGTCACCAAGTCAGAAGCGCCATACGACACCACAAAATCTTCTGCGGGAACGAAGATCGAAGCGGGTCTACCTAGATTCGGATCGTAATAGACCTTACGAAATGCCGATCCAGCCAAACACAAAGAGAACAACATCTTCTCGGTCTCTGACCGATATTCAGTCATCTTCTCAGTGATAAGGTAGTTCAGATATTCCTGAACCCTTTCGGCCTGATGAATGCGATCTCGGGTTTGTTCCCCCAAGATCTTAGTCATCACTGGACCTTTGGCCGGAAGAATCTCTTGGATGGACTGGGCTTGGAATCGAACCACTGCCTCAGAGAGCATGGGATGAAACACACCACAGGCTCCTTCCCATGGCTGTGTTCGGTCTTCAATCTTCAAACCAAGGAGATCTAACCCTTTGATGTAGGTGTCTTCCCATTCTTTGCGGGAATCCTTGTCCGCTTGGAAATAGGTGACGAGTTCCGTGGCAATGGAGTTGAGAACATCTTCATCTAGATATTCTGCGAGGTTTTCATCGTGGCCTTGAGGTTGTGACACCTCAGGAGACATCTGAATCTCTACACCGCCATCTGGCAGTTCCACCACAATAGATTCTTCTACCGGCGCGATCTGCACCTCCATCGGTGCCTCTAACATCGCTGGCATCAATGCGCGGTCAACTGCCACGGGTATTCCCCTTAAAGATCTCTGAACTTACCGCCTTTAATGGCAGCACCCATACCTCTGGCAGTTCCTTTGGTTCCCATAGTCGAACCGCCTCGGTACATTCCCATCGGGCGTTTCGCTCCGCCCACCATCACTCCACCGTCTTTAGCTTTTCGAATTCCCGGTTCGTTCATGCCACCGGTAGGAAGAGGTTGAGTAGATTGTTCTGGTAAAACGGGTTTTTTAGTGACCTTAGGTCGCGCCGTTCTTTTTCCTGTCCTTCTCATGATTAACCCATCCGGCTGGCACGGCTGGCACGACGAGCACGGGCCGCAGCCATACGCTCTCTGAATGCATCACGACCCGGCTGACGACGAGCCTTTTCAGCCGCCATACGAGTATCAAAACCCGCTTGACGCTTGGCCGCATTCGAAGCACGCTTTGCAGCACGTTGATCCATGGTTGCGCCACCGACTTGCATCTTCTTCGGGGCCATTTTCCCAGTTTTACCTTTCATCAGTAATACTCCACTTTACGTCTGTATAAAGAAGGTTCATCTTCGAAGTCAGTCTTTAATGGAACAAAACCGCCCCGTCTGAAACGCATCAACGCCATGACAGAACTGTCCACCAAGTCATCATGCTCTCCAGCGGGAAAAGATGCAAATTCTTCTACCACTTCCTCGGCAAAACGGGTCTGAGGACGCCATACTTTTCCACTGGCAAAAATATCAGATACCGAATTGACGCGAGCAATCTTATCGTTCCCCCGAGAAGGGGTGTATTCAGAGACGGGAATCCCCATGGCGCGCAGTTCGAATATCAACGGCGTCCCCGCCGCTTTGGCTTCCACCACCAACGCATCGGGTTCCCAGTACTTATATAACTCATAAGCCCGTTTCTTCAGTTCCGGGAACTCCAGCTTCTCCTGCAAAGCATCCATCAGGATCAGATTCGGTTCCATCACCCCCGAATCATTAGGATGATAGAAAACCCCCCAAGTGGTACAGGCAGAGTAGTCAGCCCTTTGAGATTTTAAGAAAGCGGTATCCCAAGACTGAATCAAGAAATCACATTGGGGTGGTTTCTCTTGATCCCAAAGCTTCCACCATTCGCGTTTAACCAGTGCGCCTTCTTCGGAAGTGGGATCTTGCTGGTACTGGGCCTGCCATTTGTGGACAGGGATTTCA